CACAAAGGGATATCCGAAGCGCGACGATTCCAGCCGCAGAATTGACGTCCCGTATGACGGATATGAAATCAAGACAATCACACATCCACACTTCGGAGATAAACCGGTAAAGGTGTTCGCGATAAAAGTAAAATTAACACGGAGTAATTATGTGGTGCGGTAATAATCATGGCGGAAGCCAGATGATACTTACCGAATATACGTTCGACCACAAAACCAATAAATCACGTTCAGTATATTTGCTTCGGCACAATAGCCGCGTAAGAAATACCGTGCTGGAGCAAAATCTGACTGTTGAAATGGATAATTTGGGAAACTTCAAGCCAACAATATCGCTTGATGATTTTCCTCGTGGTTTAAGCGAAAGAGAAGCAATGCTGAAATTAGCAGAATGGTTACAAAGATTGAGCATTGCTATTGAGGATAACTGGATTCAACCATAATGAAAAACAGAAAGAAAGATTGCTATGGCAACATTTAGTAAATTAGCAGTAATTATGATTTTATTAATCCCCCTCACTGTTACAGCAGGGGAACAGCAACATTGCACAAAAGAGAATGAACACCCTTTCATCGTTATTCAATGTGATGACGGAACGGTGACAGTGGTTAATGTAAGAAATGACCGTGTAGCTGTATGCCGTAAAGGCGAACCATGCAAGGAGATAAAGCTATGACCAAAATCACTAAAGAGCGTATATCAGAGATTATTTCCCGTATCGAAATGTATGGTCACGGTGCTGGATATACGGCAGATGAAGTATTGGCACTTGCCCAAATGGCTTTGGCGGCTTGCAAAGATGATAAAAAAATGAAGCTTATCGACTTGTTAGTGAAGGAGCTGCCTAAGTGCGGCGGGTGGCCTGATGGAATGAGTTATTGTTACCTACCCAGTGTCAATTTAATGGTACCATGCGCGACTTTTGCTTTTGGCTCAGACCTCAAAAAAGACACTTTCTTTGGGCGCAATTTTTGTTGTGAGATTGAGCTTCCAATTGGTGACCTTGATAGCGATGAATACCAGTCAGTTGTCACTCGCGAACAATACGAATCAGCTCTCATAGCGTCGCAGAAAGTCGAGTTCAATGGTGATGAACCTGAAAGTAAGGCTTACAGGTTAGATTTTGAGCAATGGCTGGAGCAGCAACGCGGGGAAATCGATGTGGACTGCGGTTGTGTGTCTGCGGAAACATTCATGCACTGGTTGCGGGTAGCTTATGAGGCTGGGAACCATCCGGTTCTTCCGGATAGTTCCCAACAAGCGCCCAGGAAAAGCGTAAAAACCACTCTGGAAAGAGGCTATCTTGAGGCCGCATTAAAGATTAAGCCGGGCCATACGCTAGGCGTCATTGATGCCATGTTGGTTCATGAAATGGCTAAGGCTTTATTGCCGCTGGTGGCTGATAAACATGAGGCGGGCCATGCCAACGAAAGCTGAGTTACAGGCTCGCGTAGAGATTCTTGAAAAAGAAAATGCGAGTCTAAAAGGAATGCTGGCGCGGGCGGAAAGGGAATTATCAGGCAAATTATTGCCAGAAGAGCTGCCACCAGCAGATATATCTGATCGAGTGTCCTGGTGGATGAAGTATTTCCGTGCACCGTGGGAGGCGTTTTGGTGCTACGACCATCGCAGATGGTGTGATGAGCTTGATAGCAGTTTCCCCTATTTTGCGGAAGGGAACTCTTGCCCTGAATGTAGGAGTTAATGATGACCGGCGATAACGCGTTTGCACCAAAGGTGTCTCTTTAATGTATACTGTATAAATGAACAGTATTATTGAGGTGAAAACGCTATGGGCTTCCCTTCTCCTGCGGCGGATTATGTTGAAAGCAGAATTTCTCTTGATCAGCAACTAATCAGGCATCCATCAGCGACATACTTCATGCGGGCGGCAGACAGCCATCACCGTGAGGGAATATTGCAGGGTGCTTTGCTGGTGGTTGATTCCTCGCTTACTCCGGTTGATGGCTCTCTGCTTGTGTGCGCTATGGAGGGTGAATATCGCATAAAGAGATACCGAAAGTATCCGCGCCAGCACCTGGAGGATTTAAGCACCGGGAAGAAAGAGGCGTTACCAGTGGATGACGATGGATGCACGGGGAGTAATGCTGTTTTTGGTGTGATCACTCATGTCATCAATGATGCCCGAAGTGGGGAATTTGATGATTGTCCGGTGATTTAAGCTGCAAAGTGCTGGTGCTTTATGCCTGTGAAATTTATAATTGTGTACACATAACGAGTACACGAGGTGTTTATGCAATCCATTAACTTCCGTACCGCGCGCGGCAACCTTTCTGAAGTGCTCAACAATGTTGAAGCCGGGGAAGAGGTTGAAATCACCCGCAGAGGCCGTGAGCCAGCAGTAATTGTCAGCAAGGCTACTTTCGAAGCCTACAAAAAAGCGGCGCTGGATGCTGAATTTGCATCCCTGTTTGACACCCTGGACTCCACCAACAAGGAACTGGTTAACCGATAATGAGGCATATATCACCGGAAGAACTTATTGCGCTTCATGATGCGAATATAAACCGCTACGGCGGCCTGCCGGGAATGTCAGATCCGGGTAGGGCAGAGGCCATTATCGGGAGAGTTCAGGCCAGAGTTGCCTACGAAGAGATCACCGACCTTTTCGAAGTCTCCGCCACCTACCTGGTGGCTACGGCGAGAGGGCATATATTCAATGATGCCAATAAGCGTACCGCGCTAAACAGTGCGCTACTATTTCTACGCCGTAACGGTATACAGGTATATGATTCTCCCGTGCTGGTGGAACTTGCGGTGGGGGCTGCAACTGGTGAAATCCCCGTATCTTCAGTAGCGGAAAAACTACGTGAACTATATGGTTCCAATATTTGAAAAGAAGCCCGCTCAACCATGCGGGCTTCTTACTATCACTCAATGATTTTTTCTGCTGTCAGCCAGCTAATTTCTTGCCTGTCTTTCGGCGGTTTTAGCATGTGGGCGTATTCAGCGACATTCTCCCACGGAATTGTTTTTGCCCACTCAACGATAGCATTGTGATCTGCAGTGAAGAGTGGAATGGTGTGCGATTTCAACCACTCTAATGTTGTAACGCCATGTTTTTTTGCGTGGTGCTGTGCATGATGCCGGGCTATCACTTGTAATGGCATTGTCCATTCACTACCATCAGGCATTGAAAAGCGCATTGTTTTCGGCATATCTGATTCAAGAACAGCCTCCCGAATACCCGGGAACTCACCAAGAACCATGCGACGGTAATCATCGCCGATTTTACCACCATACATTTCTGCAATCCCATCAAGATAATCTTGAGTAAGCAGAGGTGATTCTTCTGCGTTCAGCTTGATGGCTGTATAAATACCACATGGATTTTCTTCAGTTTTTGCACGACCATGATGGGAATCGTAAAAGTGTCCATGTTCCTCCTCTGGAGGAGTAGACATTAAAAGTATACGTGAATCGTCACTCACTAAAGATGCTCTTAACATCCCGAATAGCCGATAGCTTACAAGAGCCGCGTCCATAACAATGATCAAAAGATGTTCAGCATAATATCCGGCTACATCTTCCTCATAATTTAGGCGATATGGTTTAATTTCGCAGCCCCAAGATTTTTGGTAACGATGATTGAGGCCATTTTGGTCGATTTGAAAATACTCTCCCAGTAATGGCGCTTTTGTATTAGCTTTCTCCCAATACATATTCATGAGTGAGAGAGTTACCATTCCATTACGCTCAAAGTCTGGAGCAACCATGACCGTTTTAGACTCAGGCATCAGGATCGTATAAAGGATACAAATGATAGCCAGAGCAGACTTATGCCCTATCCCAGTCGGTGTAGTAACGCTGACTGCTGAACCTTTTTGTTGAATCGCCTCAACAATTAATTTTTGCTGGTGGGTTAACTTAACCTCCATCAACTCTTCTGCTGCTAATGCCCAGTCATGGCTATATTTGCTTACCAGCTCTATCCACTCTGGTAATTCGGTGATGTTTTTAGGCGTCAGCATCAGCATCCTCCGCTACCTCTGCTTCCACATCAGCCACGGCTTCATCGGACGGTTCTTCTTTGGCCCGCACTGCAATCGCCGCACGGCATTTCGCCCTGGCTGTAGCGATTGCTTCAGCTCGCACATCATCAGGAATCGTTGACGTGATATACATATCCAGTTCTTCGGCGCGGAACACTGTTTGGTCCAGATATTCGCGTAGCATCCAGGTAAATTCGAAATCACACGCGATAATTTCTGCGCTACCTTCTGCACCATTTGGGAAATGAATAAATGCCTGTTTAGCCAAACCGATAACACGACATGCGGTTGCCAAAACAGCGACAACCAGGTTTACATTTTCACACGCTACGGGCTGATTAACGCCGGAGATTACTCCATTTAACTGTCGGTTATATGGAAGGTAGTTTGAGATGCGTTCTACGCGCCATGTGCCAGTCAGGCTGCCATTTTTAAAGATAATTGGTGTAACGGATAGCCCAAGCTCGCGTATAAGTCGTTGCGCTATAGCAGGATCATTAAACAGGTCTAATGCTACACATTCGAAAGACTGCGCAAGGGCAAACAGTTCTTCCAGCGAGTAGTCTTTGCCCCTGGCGGTGATGTAACGACGAACGCCGCTGTCCGCATCACTCCATATAGCTACGCCATGCTCTTCATTCAGTTCTTCATTAAAGCCGAGATACGTCATGATAGTGCGTTCAATCGTGTCAAACGGCAGTGACATGTCGGCGTTAACAGCCACCAGCAGGCCATTACGCAAGCGGTATTGAATTGCTTTAGTATTTTCCACGTTAAATCACTCCACTACAAACCAGTCACATGCCAGTAAGTCGCCTACAGAAGGAACCCACGGAACAACTACACCTTGTGCATTTTTTAAGGCGAAATAAGCACCATACGGAACGAGGTCGCCGGGGAAATATCCCTTAATGGCTTCCATTCGTGCCGGGTACTGTCCTTCAGGAACCAGCCAGCAGAATTGGTTTTCGCCGTTCCACCCGCGTCGAGCAACTTTCTTGCCATCCTTCAGCCACATCAGCGCGTCAGAAAAGTCGGCTGCTTCAAGGTCGATTTCTTCTTGCTGGGTGGTGATGCCACCAGCAGAAATAGTTACGCTCCCGGTAAGATTAATCATCACGCCGTTGTCATCCGTAATGATGACCGTGGTTCCATTTTTGGAGGCGTCGTTAACCAGGCCATAGCGTTCCTCAAATGGTTTCTCCGGGGCATAGAACAGATAACCGTTTTCATAAACGATCAGATACCCGCCAGTTTTTGGTCGGTGTTTTTGTAAAAACATTGCGTCAACACAAACTGTTGCCCCTTTTGGTTCAACGAGTTCGATGCAGCCCCAAAGTGGGGCATCAGTTACTCCGAAAATAACAACATTTTTGATTTTCGATGCACTAACGTTTTTGTGAGCTTTGTATTTGGGAAGGAACTTAAAAAGCTCTTTCGTTGCCATGTTATTCATAGTCTTTTCTCTGCTTATAACTTTTCGTACTGAAGCGGTGAACGCTTAATTTCAAAGTGGCCTTCCGATGTGCTACCAAAGCCACCAGCACCACGTTCCGTTTCGTTGAGTTCCTCAACCTCGACTAGTGAGACTTGTTCAACACGCTCAAAAATGCCTTGCATGACAGCCATTCCAGGCTTGAGACAAACGCCTTCCCCGCCGGGATCAGTAATCAGTTTTGCCATGATTTCACCGCGATAATCGGAGTCGATAATTCCTACGCAGTTAGCCAGGCGAGTATGTTTTTTGCAGCCCAATCCGGATCGCGGATAGAGTTTCAGACACCAGCCGGGCGGGATCTCCATAGCCAGTCCGGTATACACCCACCAGCTTGAGGAAATTGCACCATTGCTATCGACGCATGGTTTTATTTCAACAGCCTCAAAATCCATCGCCGCCGATCCGGAGGTGGCATAAGCTGGAAGTTTTGCTGCCGGATGTAGGCGTTTCACTTTTACGTAAATCATTGTTTTTTAGCTCTCTGCGTGAAGGTGTAAACCCGACGTTTGATATGTGGAACGGTAGGAACAGGAAGACAGGAACTTTCAATAACTCCTTGCTCCTCCAGCGATCGCACCGCCCGCAAGAACTGCGACGTGTCGCCGCCAAACTGGCGGGCATAGGTGCTGCCGTTATGAAGTATTTGAGCTATTACCCGAGCTTTTGTCTGGCTGTCACGATATGCGAATAGCCGCACGGCCTCTTCTGGCGCAATCGCTAACTGATAGCCTTTCCCGGCACGGTGTCGAATGAATCCATGCGCCAGTAGGTTTTTGAGTTCGTTACGAGTGCGAACAGATCCGTAATCCAGGAAGTGTGGATTGATAACGACTGGCTTAAACCATTCCGTAGGTGCTTTAGCTAATAGAGCTAACAGCTTCCCGGATAATTCTGGATAGGAAGACGGGTAACAATTCAGAGATGGGTAATAAGTTTTCACCGACGCCCCCTTGCAGGATATCGACCTGCATTAGTATCCGGTGCAATAAAGCCGGTAGTGGGGCGAGTGAAAGCGAGATTAATCTTCTCGACCATAGTGCGATAATTTTCCTGATAGTGGGCCAGGAGTTTTTCGGCGGCAATGATGGTTACTTTCCGGACGTAGCTTTCTGCTTCCTCCAGATTTCGCCAGTTTTTTTCGAGGGTAAACACAGGGACGGCCTCAAGCCCGGTCATGATGCCGAACACAACGACAGCATGACTGTTCTTAACACCAGCGGCGAAGGTTACGGTGTAACCATCCACCTTGAAGCGTCTTGATTCCGTGATTTGACTCTGCAAAGCACCCTCCTAAATAGGCGAGGGTACTTTACAGCAAAGGCGTTAATCTAAAAAGATGTGTTAGAAATTTAATTTACGAATCCATCAGGCGGCTATTAGCCCCCACAGACACGCCGCCACGGCGAAGATACCGCATAAGTGTTTCCGGTTTCTTCCAGGTTCCTTCCTGCATGATCTCCACCAGAGACACCTGCTTTTCAGCCATATCAATAGCGGCCCCGACGCGTGCACTATGCCCGGTCCACGTCCGGTATCTTCCTTTGTTTGGCGTAGCATCTCTTTTATTCAGCAACACCCAGGCGTCGCTGAATATTTTCTCCATTGCAGGTGCAGTAAGGGGCGTTGTCGTGATCCTGGCCTTATTGCTACGGTGTATCGGCGGGAACAGCACTGCGTCAGGATGTTCGCGAAGCCCGGAAAAATCCAGCCAGTCATTCAGCACAGCGGTAGTGCGACGGGAAAGCACCTTATCAAGCCCGGCGGCGGTCGTTATTGTCTTCGTGTGTGAAATATGTAGCGTGACAGTGTCACCTGTTTGGTCCAGATCTCCTACACGAATACGCGAGATTTCCGACATACGCATCAGCGTATTGTATGCAACAAAGAGAAAAGCCCGGTTGCGCAGGTCCACCAGCCGTTCTGACCTGGACAACAGGACGTCGAGCAGTTTCAGATCGTCCCACCGCAGCGGTATAGCCTGGCCTGTTCGTTCGCCTTTTTCAGTTGCCGCTTCGCGCCGGATGCGCCGCATAGCCAGAGAAACACTTTTATCATCCGAAAGTGGCGGAAGGCCACAATGCGAAAGCAGCATGTTCAGCATGGCGTAGTGCTTATCAATGGTGGTCGAAGCCAGATCGGCATCATGCAGCTGAAGAAAATACTCGCGGGCCATTTCTGGTGAGATCGGAAACCAGGCAAGCTGGCGAGCGTGACACCAGCGCGCCCAGGAATGAAACACCAACCGGAGGTCGCGCAGAGTATTCGGCGCATAAGCCCCCTGGTCATTCATGAACCGCATAAAGTTTTCTGCGGCTTCCTGGTACTCTTTGCCAATGTTGCGCAGAAAACCACCGGAACTGCCAGAGATAATTAATTCACTCATGAAACTATTCGACCTCTATATACAGATGACGCTACGCGAAAAATATAAAAATGACAGGGTAGCTATAAGTTAATTTTCAAAATACAAGCCTTTGATTCGAGGCACGTATTTTCAGTGATGTCAATACTGTTCATCTACACATGATTATAGCCTAACTTTAAATAATGCCAATTATCTAAAGTTAGAAATTTAGGAATTTTTTTCCTTTCCGCGCAGATGGGCAATGCATTGCTGGTGTGGGCTTTAAGTTATGCCTGGCAGTTTTTAAGCAGAATTTTCTAAATTTGATGATAAAAAAATGCATCTTGATCCTTTACTCACCCTGTTATTCGGCATAGATTTGTCATAGTAATTTTATGTTAGAAAACTAAATCGAGTAGGAATAATGAGTAAGAAGTCGATCGAGAAAGAGTACAAACGGTTCCTGCAAACCGCTGAACGGTGGAAAGAGCTGGTGGTCGCAAACTCTGTTTTCCATGATACCAGTTATTCCGGCGAGGAATTCCGCCATGTTGCACTAACACATGATCAGAATGTGCTAGAAGAAGCTGAAAAGTGCCTCACAGAATGGAAAGCCTTTGTTGACTTGTGCCGTAACGCTGACGGCAAAGCGTCTAACATTGTTGAGTCTGTATATTCTCCGATCCCATTCATTATCGAGGACACAAATCAAAGCACGCATATTGTTGTGCAAAGCGCGACCACCACCCGCTCATTTACGCGCGAAAATCTGCTCAAAAAATATGATGCAATTATAAAGAAAAGCCTGAAAAACAAGATATTTTCGCAGATTGTTGGTGCACTTGAAGAAGAGCGCCGTTTTTTCGCATCAGAACCTGAAGGGGAAGTTTACCGGGCGCGCAAAGATGGATACACAGATGTAGTGCTTACAACAAACATTGAAGGCAGCAATGCTCTGTCACGATTCAGGGTAGGCGCACACGGAGCCTTAGTGTTCGCAAAACTTCCGAACACCACAGTGCCCGTTGTTAATAATGTCGGCGAACGTCGCAGCATTACTATTTATTCTGGGGTTGAGTCGATACCTTGCGGCCTGCTTGGTGACTTTAGTCTCTATCGCGTTCGCGATCTGGAGAAACACCAACCAAGCTATGTTGCGAAGTCATACATCTTGCGAAACATCGACATCCGCAATGAGAGCTTAAAGAACAAATCAGCCAAAATGCTTGAGGAAGCCGATCCGGCTATTCGCCATATCATTGAGCGTAAAATACAGACAGCACGCGAAGCGATGGCGAGACTGAATAAAATGGATCTGGAGTTGTTAGACGTAATGATGACATCCGGAGATGACCTGACAGGCATAAAACTGACAGACGCGCGGAAAAGATACGGTAAAACCATAGAAGAACGTTACGGGTTCACTTTCTCCCAAACACAGCACGCCGCTAAACTCTGGTAATCACAAGCCCCGCATTGCCGGGGCTTTATCCGGTGCGCCGTAAAACCCCGTCCTTCAGGGCGTGGAGGATGTCAAATATCCAGATCTGGCATTTCTACATCTGCAAGAACCTGATCGCGGAAGGTAGCCATTTCAGCGCCGATATCTTCATTAGCAGGAACATAGTCCACCAGCATTGTAAAGCAGTAGGTATCCCATCGGTCAGGTGATTTGATGTTCAGCTTTTGCCGCATGTGCTCCTTGCGCATCATCGCCATCTTCCCTTCTTCATTAAGTAAAAAGGGGATTTTTGACGCTTGCTCTGCCGTTTTAGGGTCGCTGTCTATTCGCATACGACCTGACTTTATGGCATCACGAGCCATAATATTTGCGTAGGCACGCTGGTTAACAAAACGCTCCTTGTCTTTGTTCGAAAACATGGGTTTCCCCCACCGAATCCGTACCGGATTAGCCCCACGGCGCACCAGCTGCGCACAGGTATCTGAACCAAAACCGTCTGCGTCAACCGCGATTGTAATATTCGGGTATTTATCCGGCGTGCATTCGTTGTATATAAAGTCAGCAAAAGCCAGCGGGTCCATAGTCCCTGGCATTTCCATTACCTTAAAGTTAACAACACGCCGCTTTTCCCGGTGACCAGACACTTTACAGATATTAAGAACTGACTTGTCTCGCCCGTTACCAACGTCAGCAGTAGCCACCCATCCCCAGTTTTTCTCCAACAACACCTTGCGCCGCGCAGCGCGATCGCATTCATCACGACCAAGCAAATAGCCGTTAATCTCCCGAGGAAACTGACCAAGAACCTTGACCATGTACTCAATAGAATCGCGCCCGCCATATTCCAGGAGTTTCTGCCTGATGAATTGTGGTGTGACGAACGGTGATTCTTCTGAGTTAAGAACAATTGCTGTCCAGATCCCTTTCGGGTTGTCTGGGGTTTTAGCTTGAGAATGGTGCGAATCGTAGAAATAACCACTTGGCCTTGTTGGCTGGGATAGCATCAACATTCGGTTATCTTCTTCAGTCAGAGCGCCAGTCATTACGCCGATCGCTTTATCAGATATACCTGATGCTTCATCCAGAATTAGAAGCAAATGTGCCGCGTGCTCCCCCGCCAGAGCTTCTTCGTTACCGAGTCGATAGCCTTTGCAGAGAACTTCCCAGATCCCCTTTCGAGAGCGTTCATAAAACATGGTGTCAGACAGGACAAAATAGGTCTGTAACCACCCATGACGCTTAACGGCATTCGCCCAATACTGTTTAACGTATTTGAATACACCTGTCTTAACCTGACCTATTTTGTTAGCAACAATGATGACACGGGCATCGGGGAACAGAATCAAATAAATCAGCAACAACATAGCCGTTAGCGACGATTTCCCTGTACCGTGACCAGAGGTAACAGTGGTTCTGCTCCCTTTTTGCTGTACGGACTGGATAATCTCCTGCTGCTGGTGGGAGGGAAACATCCCGAATATATCAACAACAGCCTGGGTAAAGTTGTAGCGGTATTTGATTACCATATCGCGCCAGCGTGGATCGCTGGTGACGCATTTAATCTTGCGCCCACCAGCCATTAGTCATCCTCCGGCGGTTCTATCGCAATATCATCATCTCCGGCGTCATACCCTGCATCTGATGCATCATAATCACCGTAAATTTCAGCCGTTGCCGAAGGGTCAATGTCCAACTCTTCATCGTTGGCCTCGAATTCCCCAGCCTTACGCTCGCCATTGTGGTCGTAATCTCCGCACCCCAGATCTTCAACAATGGTTGCCACATCCGCCCGGCGCTCTGCCAGCCATTGCGGATGGTTAGCCTGAAGCGATGCAAACTCCTTCGCTTCTTTGTCCAGCTGTTCATCATCAACATCATTGATGTCAGAAACTGGAGGTTCGAGAAGAGTGATAGCTTTCGCCGCGCGCGCCGCGAGGATAGCCGGGACACTGACACCCTGACGCTCGATGTATTCAGCAACACCGATATCGTCCAGCTCCTCGCGCTCACGCATACGTATAGCGGCGGCGATAACTCTGGCTGCGCGTGCGTCAGCGCCAATGCGATATTCAATCTCTTTGCCACGCTGTTCGGCCTGTAGGCGTGCTAATTCGAGTTTTTCTCTGGCCTCGGCCTCTCTGAATGCTTGCTGGCGAGCACCCTGACGAAGTTTTTCATCACCCTGTCGCAGCTTTTGTTCGGACTGATATATCGCTGCCAACCTACTGATAAAATCGTTCATGTAGTAGGCCGCGTCACTGATTAGACCGAGAAGTCGCTGCCCAGGGTGCATTCCTTCTGGCTGTTCATCACCCAGGGCGTCTATCTCCGCCTGTAGGCGTTCGGCCTCCTGATCAACAATGCTTTGGTACTGAAGTGCGCGTTCTTGCGCCATTTGAATTGCTAACCGCAGGTGCTCTTCTGCGCCGTTCTTCATCATGTCGCGAGCCACACTCGTAGTGGGCAACGTGGCACGCTGCACAGCACCGCCAGGGATCATTGCTGAAGATCCCTCGATTTTTGAGGCGCATTTATCTTCGGTGGGGATCATTTTCGCCATTTTTTCGCGCAATGATCTCCTGACAGATTCTTTTATCTCATTGTTATTATTGTCGTTATTTTTATGATCCGAAGTTTTCTTTCTCGGCATGCTTCGGAAAGAACTTCCGCTCTGTGAATTGTCAGTTTCTGTAAATTTTGTTGTTTCTGTACCCTCTTCTGGCCTTTTTTTTGCTCTTCCTGCCCGTTTTTTTTCAGGTGATTTGGTGCTTTTTTTTGTAGTCTTCACCTGCGACCGCACCTCATTTTTTTTCATATTGAGATGCTTTCTGGCGGTATTGAAGCTAAGGTCGTGTTGCTCGCAGTATTCCTTTACGGTGATCCCTTTTTCTTCACGCAACGCTATAAATTTGGCGCGGTGCTCTTCCCAATTAACAAGGCTCATAAAGCAACACCACGCTTTTTAACTGCGGCATTCCACAGCTTATTAGCCATGTCCACCAGCTTGCGCTGCTCTTGTCGCGCCAGTTCTGCAGACTTCCGGCTACAGTTTTTAACCAGCAAACTGCCGTATTCAGGGGTGCGCCCGCGCACCTTGAACTGATATCCGTTCAGGCCATGCAACCAGTATTTCCGTGGGTAAACACGATCATCAAGCTCACAAATAGCTCGGCTTGACCGCACAAAATGCCGAATGATGTTGGTTACACTTACGCGTGAAACATGAAGGTGAGGATATTTTTCTTTAGCTAGAGTGGTAATTTCGGTGACTGTCAGATAGCAGTCAGCCCTAATCATGATATCCGCAATTTCTGCGCTGCTGATATGCTCCATTAATCCCCCGGGCAGGAAATGACCGAGGGGATGATAATGAGAATGTTATTTCTGTATAGACTGGCAAAAAGTTGGTTATATTAGAAAATTAATTCCATTCATCTAACACTACCAGCGAGATAAGCGAACGACGTGTTTTACCTTAGCGATCCACTTACCACGTGAGTTATTAATTACGGCCTGCGCCACCTTTAAGCTGACTTCAAAATCAGCCTTACGACCATCAGAATCCACCAGCGTTGCACCGTCTATTTCCGGCAGGCTTAAATAATCCTGTTCTACCTCTAATGGCATTGACGGCTCTCTGAATGGTGTCAATTGCCGAGCTTTCCAGATAAAGCGAACTCTCAATCCCCTATAAGCCATTACCATGTAGCCTGTTATCGTGCTCTTATGGCCTGCATCAGTACGCGCAGCATTACACGATACAATCTTACAGGTGACGATATTCCACTCCACGTTGGAGACTTCGTGAATGCTTAATTTTGTTGTCTCGTACATCAGAATGCCTCCCAGTCAGTTGCGATAATATCCACGCCAGTTGCGAACCAGTCTGTCTGCGCCTGTAAATCCCCATTCATCATTACCAGGCGAGGCATAACCATCACATCGCACCCTTCCACAATATCGAATGCCTCTTCCGGCAAGAATTCGAAGAGCTTTTCTTTGCTGCCAATGCTGCCACGGAACATCGATAAATAGCTCCCTTTAGGCCATGATGCCCGGCGGGCATCCAGCCCCTTCATCATCCAGAACATGGCGGCAGAAAAATTGATGTTCTTTTTGGCGATGAAAACATTATTGGCTTCTGTTTGCTTCAGAAACTTAATTAGCCTTGCCATCGACTCGGATAACGCTACGTATGGCTCATGATTGGCTGCGGACACGCTCACACCATGTAATCCAACACTGACTACCGTCATATCGCCGCTTTGAGCGGTTTCAATGTTGACACCTTTGCGAACTAACGAGGCATAAAGTTCCTCTCGCTTTTGTGTCCAGCGTTCCCGCTGACCGATGAAGTCACTCAATATGAGATCTGCTTCTGCATACGCGTTATCGTTCGCCGTTAACATAACGTCTCCTTTTTACACGCGCGACCATCCCTCGGTTAAACCGATAGAGATGTCGAAACTTCGTATTAATTAAGGGTTACAGCCTGAGCGGCTATATGATGAATTGAAAGGAGTTGTGGCGGTGGTGCCTCCACCTGCCAGGTTAGCCACTCCTGGCGACGTCACTTATCAGAACGTAGTGAATGAAAATGGCTTCGTCACGAGCGCATAGCCGCAATTACCACAACGGAAACGGCGCTCACGTTAATTAAACGCCTTTTCCTGTTGTGCGCCGTACTCTTCCGGCTGTCACACCGAATCGCCAGGATGGTGAGTCCTCGGTCCGACGATATGAACGGGGCTTGCACATTCCGGCTACCTGGTTTGTTGCCTGAGCTAGGGGAAAAGGTAACCCCTTTAACGTCACCAGACCGCTAACGACGCATGTGCCATACGCCGTGTTACAACCAAATATGGTGGCCCCTACCGGACTTGAACCGGTGACCGTGCGATTATGAGTCGCCAGCTCTAACCACTGAGCTAAAGGGCCAGATTACTGTTAATTCCGCTTACGCTTTTTGCCAGAACCGCGTAAGGCTTTTGCCGCTTGCTCGATCCCATATGCAACCACCAGCAGAAATAAAAATGTCCAACCAGGGTTCTTATCGGCAAAGGCCCAAAAATCCATCACTTGCAGCTATCTTTTAAGACAAAACGCCATTTCTGTTAGGTTGCGGTGCCGGGTGCCTCCCGGTGACGTTAACCAGTTAACAATTAACGCCGGATCACTTATGGATTCTCGTTACGCCAGTAAAAAGACCACCTTTACTGTTTTAACTGTTCCGCGTGCGCTTAGCCGCATTCACCGCAATGGTAAGAGCATTTGGCTGACTGGGCGGCGATGACGCCTGTACGCATTTGGTGATCCGGTTCTGCTTCCGGCATTCGCTTAATTAGCCAAATACTCTTAACGTTGCGATGGCGGAGAGTAATGGAATCGAACCATCATCGCTTGCGCAATGGGACGGTTTTCAAGACCGCTTGAGCACCATGCTCCCTACTCTCCGGCCGTTGTGGTGGCCGGTACTGAATCTCCGGCATACGGTGCAGCCAATTAGGACTACGGACGATCACCGCTCGCGAAAGGGAAGGTTTGCGGCCGCATTTCCCTAACATCCAAGAAAGCTATCGCATCAGTCTGCGAATCCACCACAACGTTGAGAACACTGGTTGTCACGCTGCAACGCAACATTTATTCGTAGATTGGGATATGACCCCGTTACGTCAGTGTTCTCAACGTTGTAGTGCCGGTTACGGTTCCGGCCAGGCCTCTTCCTCAACGGGGTATTCTCCATACGGACTACCGTTTATTGGTCGTTCCTGCGGTTTATGTTGTGAAGCCAGATGCTTATCTTCTGGTTGCTTCAAAGAGCTGCACTTCATCACAACGGTAAGGGTACTTCGTAGGGATTCGAACCCTCTGCCAAGCACGGCGATCTCCGACGTCGCAAAATACCCTTACCTGTTGTGTTGGTGCCGGTTAACGGACTCGAACCGCTGACATCCTGCTTACAAGGCAGGCGCTCTACCAACTGAGCTAAACCGGCATTGGCGATGGTGGGTGGATTCGAACCACCGACCGACAGCTTAGAAGGCTGCTGCTCTATCCTACTGAGCTACACCATCACTTGCCGGTTACGTCTCCGGCGAGGGCTTCCACCTCCGTATGCTTTTCGGCGCACCGCGCCCTGGCTGCAATTCGGTAACAGGGGATGCACAACCCTGGCTTCCAGCGTGATTAGCGCCTTCAGCATGACGGGATATACCCGTAGTAGGATGTTATCCCAGAAAGCCATTAATCAATGGCTGTTACGCGGGAGGGACGTAACAGGTAAGGGCGCTGACCAGAAAGACCTGACCCTTCTCATTCATCTGGTTAATCACACCAGCGCCCTTGCCTGTTATGCCTCCCCGTTCCCTAATACACAGACGGGGACACTCTGCGGTCGATTTTTTGACGGGGGACGACTCATACCCCGTGGCGTCAGGCTTCTTAGGCCGCTACCATCATCAGATCATCGTTTGCATTTACTTTAATGGTCGGGTTCTAAACCGCCGCAAAGTCGCTAACCATGACGAAAACCCTAAAAAAGCCCACCCGAAGATGGGCAAATACGCTACATCTCACACAAGAAAGAAGCCGACTGCCTGAGCTGGATTCACTTTCAAATGCCCGCAGAAAGGGATCACAAGTCGGCTTCTTTCTTGATGCGGCACTCTCTCCGCCCGTCACCGCTCTGTCTCGGTTGTCGCGTTTGCCACGCCAGCCGTAACGAGGTTTAAAGTCTTTGCACGTTTCCATCACTCGACTGCCGTCTGTGGCTGTTCGTTGCAGCGGGGGTGCCTCCCCATAAGCGCTAACTTAAGGGTTGTGGTATTACGCCTGATATGATTTAACGTGCCGATGAATTACTCTCACGATAACTGGTCAGCAAT